CTGTAGAGCCACGCTCAAATCCAGAAACTTCATATTAAACAGTTACGTTTAAAAATACAACTTCGTATCTCTACGCTCTTGCATTGCCACCACAGCTATGAATCAAGTTACGACCTCTACGGACCGCCATTCCTTGCACTATCTAACTTAGGATATCTCCTAACTTATGTATTAAATATAACAGATAATAAATATAATGTCAACCACTTTTTATAAAAAAAGGAGAAAAAAATGCGGTTTAAAATTATTACCTGGGCCGATGTATCAATCGACGACGGCAGATACGGGTTAACTGATCATCCTGTAAAAGATACTGTTTCTAATGAAGTAAGACTTTGGCACTCAGGACAACAAAGAGTACGATCAACAGATATTACAATTGAAGAATTTAATACCTGGGAAAAAATAAATTAAGTCGTAAAAAAAGGCGCCGTAGCGCCTTTTTTAGTCTAATAAAGTTAAACTTAGCTAAATGTTACGCCAGCGGCGATATCAACTTTACCTAAGTAATCAGCTGCATTACCCAATGACGATGCAGTATTGTTTAACTCAGAATATCCATAACGAGTCATGAAGCTCACAACTGGTTCGAATGTATCTGGGTCAAGTACAACACCTGAACTCATTAATGGGATATATGGGCAATAGAATGCCGCTGCGTCTGATTCACTTGAACCTTTATAACCAACAAGTACTGCTGAGTTATCAGCTGCATATGTGTTTACATATACTTTCATTGCATTGTTCAATGTACCAACCATTTTAGTGTTAGTTGGTGCTTCGAATGTACCTTCTGTTGTTCTTGCGAACGCTGAAGTTGTAGCAGACTGTAGGATAGTTAGTGCAAATGGTGATACCACTGCCCAGTTACCTGCGCCTCTACGTGTACGCTGTGCAATCAAGTTACTTACACGGTTGATTTGAACTGCAAGTGCTGCATGTTCGTCACCAACAAATGTTGCTGTACCACTTACGGCCGTTTGGTCGTATGTTTCAGCTGCTGATCCTGCTAAAGCACCTAAAGAAGATAATACTTCTTGGTCGATCTCAGCAGTAATCTCTTGTGCAAGAGCTGCCATGATTTCAGCTTCTACGTCAATACCGTGCTGCGATTGAGCATCTTGAGCTGCTTCAAATGTCCAGCGAGCTGATAGCTTGCGTGACTTTGCTTCCACAGTCTGTTTCAAGATTTGGATTGACAAACGGTTGCCCGGAAGTGCTTCCTGTGCTGCTGTTGCTGCTGCCTTATCGTCTGCTGCGGCACCGGAGTACCCTTCAGCAATTTTGAATGGGCTTAGTGCTTCATCACCAGCTGCTGTGTCTGTTCCGCTTGTACTATTGAAAGCATCAGCATAACGTACACGTAAGGTGTGGATTTGACCCACAGGTCCAGTCATTGGCTGTACGCCAACTAATTCGTTTGCGATGACTGTTGGCATCACACGTCTGATCACTGGAAGGATCACACGATTTAATGTTGCGACATTACCGGCAGAGGTTGCACCTGCTGTTGCAGCTTCTGAAAGATACTTGCGAGTATTTTCAAGTGTTGAAGCCATTACAGATTTCTTGTTGCCATTTAAGCCTTCAAGAAGTGCAGTTTTTGTCTCTTGCCAGCGACTTTCGAGTAGTTCTGACATTAGTTTCTCCTTATATTCCAGCAAGGCGACGGATGTCAATAACTTGACCTTGATCGCTTGCTTCACTACTAATTGTTTTGTTTACTTTATTGCCTGTTATTTCTTTGCCTTCTACTAATGCCTTTTTCTTTGCTGGAGTGTTCTTACCATTAATCACTGCCGGTAAGTACTTGTCAAACGATTCTTCTAATTTAGAAGTTTTAACTGATTCCAGTAAGTCTAACATAATCTCTTTTTGGTCCTTGCTTAAAGGTCCAGTAAGATCATTTATTTTGCTTTTACGCTGTGCGCTTTCCACTACACGAGCAATCTCTTTATCTTTGTCTTGAATAAGTGAAGTTGCATTATCAGCTTTCTCTGCTGCTTCTGCAAGTAATTTATCCTTAATCTCAACAACTTTCATAAGTTTAGCAGTTTCCGATTTTTCGTTTAGATGACTTGTAGAATATTCTGAAGCAAATGCTTCGAATAATTTACGTCCGAAGTCGTTTTTACGAGCTTCGTCAATGTCTTCTTTGAGTTGCGAAATTTCTGCATTAAGTGACTTTTTAACTGTTGATTCAACAAGTTTAGCACTTTGTTTAATGAACGATGTTTTAACTTTTTCAAAGTGTGATTTTGCTTCACGGAGTAGACGCACTTTTGTTTCTGCAAGATCTTGCTTGTCAGTGTGGAACTCTGCAATTTCTTTTGCTAAAGCTTCAACTACAAATTCTTGTAGCTTACCAAAGTTTTCTGCAATGTGCTTTTGGTCGTTATGCAATTCATTGATTTCTCCTGCAAGTTGTTCACTTACAAAACGTTTCATTAAATCTGCATTTTCACGCATTGCAACCGCATATTTTGCCTTTGCTTCTGCTAATTGTTTACGATCTTCAACAAATTCAGCAACTTCTTCAGATAACTTTTCAGTCATCATAGCGTCAATTGCTTCAACCATAGTTGATTTATCATGCTCGTATTTTTGAGCAAATTCTTCACGTAACGTAGCAGTTGCATTAAGATGATTTTCTTTCACCTTAGCTTCCCATGCTTCTTCGATTTGAGCTCTAATATCTTCTGAAACTACATCATTTTCAAATAGTGTTTTTAGTGCATCAATCATTACTTTCTCCTAAGTTATTGGAGTTTGTTGATCATATTGATCAACGATTCCTTTAGATACTTCTGTGCCTTGTCATCATGTTTTGTTGCCTGTGCTAATTCGTATGCCTGGTACCCTCCTCTACTATTCATTAAATGTTCGTAGATTGGTGTTGGGTATGCACCAGGGGCGCTTGGCTGAGCCACAACGTCCACGGTGATAATTTCGAAATCAGATACGGTGTTACTGCCGTCTTCTGATACATTTCCACTACCTCTCGATGAAACACCAAGTTTGACGCCGCTTTCAAGCATTGTCTTTACAAGTTGTCCCATCGGAGTTGGTAGTATTTTTAGTTTACCATAACCGTTATTATCGTCCATCCACATTTCTGTAATCATGTGTGAAACACGGTCTAAGTTAATATTTAGGCCTTCTGGATGATCAACTTCTCCGAGAACACTATATCCTCCAGTTATTTGATCATTGAGAGTTTTGACAGCCCTGCCAATTTCATTTATAGGATACGTTCGCTGATTAGCGTTACGTACTCCGCCCTGAATACAAATTCCCTTCATAAACAGGTCTTTTCCTTCGTTGGCATTCTCAACAACTATTTTAGCTTGATCGAATGTCAGATGCTCTCGTAAGTTTCTCATACTTCTTTCCTAATTAAGAACCGATAGTGCTCTTTGCTGTTGCACCACTTTCACCGGATCCCTTTTTTTCAGCGCCGTGTCCTTTAGGTTCTGCCTTCATTGACTTCGATGCCTTACCGCCTGGAACATTTACATTGCCAGCTGTTTCATCTTTTGCTGAATCTGCTGAACCGCCTTTTTCATCAGCGCCTTGTGCAAGATTACCTGCTGTGCCGCCCATGTCATTTTTACCAGCTACTGCCGATTTTGTTCCATTGGTTCCTGTATCACCCATTGTAGCTGATACTTTTTCAACATACTCACGCATTGTTTCCCCTACGCTTTTTGCTGATTCTTCTACTTCTTCATCTGATGCTTCTTCTACTTCTTCATCTGATTCAAAAGCTATTGCTTCTTCTTCTGCTTCGTCGTCGTCGCCTGCATCCATGTCCATTTCTGGCTCATCTTCTGCTTCGTCGTCGCCCATCATTTTTTCAAATTCTGCTTTTAAGTCATCTAAAGCATCTTCAAGATCTACAACACGATCTTCGATATCTTCGTCGTCTTCAGCATCTGGTGCTTCGTCGCCGTCCATTTCTGGCTCCATATCGCCCATCATGTCATCTGCTGGGTCACCGCCCATATCCATTGGGTCTGCTTCAACTTCAAACTCGTCTAAGTCAAAACCTTCTTCGACTTCTTCGTCGGTTGTTTCTTCAACTTCTTCGTCTGTTGCTTCGTCTAAGTCTTCATCTGACTCATCGACTTCTTCGTCAGTAGCTTCTTCTACTGCGTCTTCTTCTTCTAACTCTTCAGCTAAAAGATTTTCATATATATCACGTGATTTCTCTACTACTAATTCATGAAATAATGCTTGCGCACCTTCACGGTCTTCATTGACAAGTAGCTCGAGCATTTCTTCGAACTTATTGCGATCGGACATTTTTTTCTCCTATAAATGAATACCTACACTCGCAGGTATTAAGCTGTCATAATGTATTTACATAATAGAAGGATTTTGTACGTTAAATAGGCGAAAAACTGGCCATTTTTCTTAAAAGTTTATAAATCTGGGAATATTTCTTTAAATTCAAAGATATTTATGTGATGTAAGTTGTTGATATGTTGTAGTTTATCTGGTATAAAACCATAACTTCTTGTTAATATTCTGTAATAATTAATATTACTATGAGATGTTATAGTTTCCATTGTCTGACGTTCCCAATTACCAAAGAATGTGTAGACTGCTTCTTTATCCTTATAATTAGGCGTTGACCCGTAAACATTATTTAATTTTTTATCTTTGCTTGCGTAATCAAATCCAAGTATATAAATGTCAGTATGTTTATGTTCACTTGCCATCCATAACGCTGTTGGGCCACTACTCCATCCTCTACCTGGTCGAAAAAAATTTACATTATATTTTTCATTATGTTTTCTTGGATTTGTCCATACATTGGTTTTGTCTTGTATGTTTGATTCTACAATTTCTTTTAACATTGGAGGATCAACTGCAACAAGATAATCAGGAATCATGTCTCTATAAAGAGCATTACACCCGTAAGTTGTGCCGTATTTTTTTAAGGTTTCAATATTATACGATAATCGACTTTTGCCATTACCTATCATAAATGCAGTAGACATATAATATATATTTTAAAAGTTAAATTTCGGCAGCAGCATTGGCAGTTATGCCATACATTTGTCTAACAAATTCTAATTCTTTAACTTTTTCTTCTTCGCTAAACTCTGTAGCCAGTCTTGCTTTTTTAATATCTTCAAGACTTAGTCTTACTTTTCTTGTATCAGATCTTTTACGCTTGCTTTCTTCGTTAGGAGCAAACGATTTGTCCATTGTTGGTTCTTCGGACTCTTTATCAAAGTAATATAGTTCTCTTAGTATCATATTATTATTTATATCGTTTGATCCGTTGCTGCGGTTTCGCCACCACCGCCACCTAACGTATCACCTGTTGTAGTGTCAGGTGGGGCTTGTTCTCCGCCTTCTTCAGAATCTCCAGTTGGTACTTCTTCTGTGCCGGCTGCAATATCTGCATCTAATCCGCTACCTGTTACACCAACACCTCTCATTGATGCATCTGCATCATCTTGCTGTACTGTAAGGTCTTCTTCGTTTTCTTCTCTCCACAAGCGTTCATTTTCAGCTATTTCTTGATCTGTCATTCCTAAGAAGCGTTTCATAGCAAAACGATTTGAAATATATGGTATAGCACTCATTTGTGAATATGTTGGTACACGAGCATTATCGAGTTCAGATTGTCTATATGCTGCAAAGTTTTGCGGTGGCTCAAACTTAACTTCAAACATTGCTAAATCAAGGTTAATTCCTTGCTCATGTAAGTATTGTTTAAATTCACTATCAAAAACGTGTCCAACTAAACTTTGCAATCTTTCACAATAAGTATTAAATCTTAATTCTTGTATATACGCAGTACCAACTCTGCCATCGTTAAATTGACTTTGTCCATCATCTGCTGCTGTTGGTAAGTAACTACTTGGAATACGTAAGCCTCTAACAAGTTTGTTAGTAAAGTATTTTAAATCATCAATTTCACCTAAGTTAGTACCGCCTGGTAGTGTTTCAACTTTTGAACCACGTCCTTCAGCAGTTTGTGGGAAAAAGTAATCTTCGTTAATTGACAGAGGATTGTATGAACTGTCTATGACATTTTTGCCGCCTCCTGTCGCCGATGGGATACGTCTTTGGTGTATTTCCGTTTTGACTCTCTCCACAAACTGCATAGCAAGGTGTGAAGGCATGTTGCCCACATCAACGTAGAATACTCTGCGCTCTGGCGCACGTTGTACTCGATAGATAATAATAGCATCTTCAAGTAATTCTTTTTGTTTGTATACTTTAAAAATTGTTTCAAGCAATGAGTTACCAAATGGATAGTTGTTGTCTAAGCCTTCACTCATACTTAAATGTATTACATTTTCGGCATCAATAGCATACTCATTATCGCCTTGTTGAAATCTTGACGATGTAGTAGCTGACGGATCTGGATTACTTCCTACCATACCACCTGATGTGTATCCGGCTCCTGCGCCAGTTGTATTTGTTATGTTTAATTTAGTAGCAACAAGACTTTCAAAATTTAAATTAATATCTTTAATAAAATATTGTTCTGGATTTTTGCCTTCACTTTCGTTTACAATTATCTTAGTAACTTTAGAAGGGTCAACATAAAACCATTTTTTAGTTTCTGGATCTTTTATAAAAAATGCATCGCCGTACTTGAAAACATTTCTTAATATTCTAAATATTCTTCTATCAAAGTTTTGAAGTTTACACCACTGTAACAAGTATTGATGTATTAAACTTACTTCTGAATTAGTACCTTGTCTTCTAAACTTTAATCTAAAAGGTAAATCGGTGTCGTCGTCTTTTTGTGTACAAAATTCAGCAAGAATATCCAGTGCAGCATTAACTTCTGAATCTTGATCCATTGTTTCGTATTGGCTATAACGATCAACTCTGTTAGGCGCTCCTACATAAACATCAGGAAGGTATGAACTGTAATTAGTGCGAGCAGGTCCTGGACTATTTGCCATACCACTAAACGGACTATGCATTCCGCTTTCAGATCCAGCAGTTACTGGTGTAAAATATTTTTTCCAACTCATTTATTTTCCTACGTACCTGTTCCATGGAACAAATTGCCTGTTATTGCTTGCGTTGCCCTTACGCTTTGTTTGTTGTAAACATTACTTTGTGCCAGTTGGGCCACTGCCATACTCATAGTAGTATTTAACTCTTCTAAGCGTCTTACCACCTCTTGATTGGGCTCTTGACTGTTATATCGTTTATCTTCTGTGTTACTACTTGTTTCTTCAGAATTAGGCATTGACACATTGTTTAAACCTTCAATTACTTTTAACATTTGAGATTCGGCACTTAATGATGTTCCTAACATTAGTTGTTCCATATTTCCAGCGGCTGCAAGTACTTGCTGTGCTATATTACTTAAAGGTAACCCCATTGTATCAAGGCCTAATCCCGGTGTGCCATTCATAAATGAGTCAAGAGTACCATTATGGAATGCAGCAAGTAAATCGCCTTCTGGAGTATCTTTAGGAACAACTGCTTCTTCTCCATGTAGGATAGCCGGAGTACCTGCACCAAAGTTTCCAAATAAGTTTCCTGTTGCTCCGAGTGTACCATCGCTAAACGATATTTGGTCTTGAAGATAATCTATTATACGAGATAACGCTGATACATTATCTCGTGTGCCTTCATCAAGTAATCTTTCAATTACTGGATTTTCTTGTCCTGTGATAACTCCAGCTGCAACTGCTGCTGCTAACGTATTAATACGATCGCCTCTCAGTGCATCAAATGCATCTGCTGCTTTTGGGGATACGTTTGTTATAGTTATATTTTTTAATGCATCTGCTAACAACTGTTCCGCAGCAGATACTTCATCTCCAGTACTGCCGGTATCTCTTAGTGTGTTTTGTGCTTCTACGATTTGAGCTAATGCACTATTAAGTGTGGCTATATCTGCTTCATTCATACCAAATCCATCTGGGTTAGCTAATATGGTCTTAATTTTGTCTTCAATATTGTCACTTCGTATCAGTGTTTCTGCTGCTGCATTAAGAACGTTATTCATTACTGAAGGGTCGTTCATTCCTTTAACTGTTTCAGATATCTCACCTAACCCGGTTAATACTTCCGCTCTTTGGAATAATTGTGTTAGTTCTGTATTAAATGCACTACTTGCATTTCTTAAAAATAGTTCTGTTTCTCTGCTAACATTTAGTAAACCGTTGCCGTCTTCAATTTGCTTTCTTTGATTTTCTTTAAGATCCGCCATTATTGCATTTAGGCTTTCGTTAAAGTCACTAAAAATTGTAATCGTTGTGTTTGTTGCTTCGTCAAATCTTGTCATATTTTGACGTAGGTTATCTATCAGCGGTCCAACTTCTTCAAGTGTGTCTGATTGAACTTTTGCTATATCACTAACTCTACCTAACTGAGCAGTTTGTAAATTTGTAATACTATCAGCTGATTCAGCAGCCGTTGCAGTAATTTGTTGTGAAAGCTCTTTTGAACGAGCTATTCTCTCAGCTCCGCTTAGTGAATCATCTCTAATAATAGATCTAAGATCTTGTACTAAATCATATGTGCCGCCGTTCAATGATACAAATGCTCCCGTAACTTCATCTAATGGCACACCAAGATCTACAACTTGACTTACTAAATCTCTAACTACTTTTGGTGCTCCTGCTAATCCGTTTATTGCTGTTGTAAAGGCTTCGCCTGCGCCTTCTACACCTTGTTTTTCAAGCATACGTATTGTTGCTTGAGTTGATCCTTCTTGCAATCTTGCTCTTGCTTCGTCTCTAATTACGTCTACATTTTTACCTGTTAATTTTGCTAACAAGTCCTGTTGCTTTGCTAACGCTGTAGCACTTTCAACAGCAGCCCTTCTTTGCTGTTCAGTATTAAGATCACGTCTACGTGTTAGTGCAATATTATCTGCAAGTAACTCGTTCATTGCTTCAAAAGAATAACCTAAGTTATACAATGTTTGAACAGGTCTATTGCCTTCTTCGTTTAATTCAAATAATGTTCTTGATAATTTAGCAAACTGTGCTCTACCTTGAACAACTCCGCCTGCAAACCCTGCAAAATTTTCTGTATTTTCGCTTATAATTTTATTAAAGTCATCAAAACTTATTCTTGCAGCCGCAGCTTCTTCTCGTAATGCATTTAGATTGCCTGCTGCACCTGCACCTACAGAACTTAAATCTCTAAATGCATCTACACTTGATTCCATATATTCAGCAACTGCTTTACCGCTCATTCCTACCATACCAAAAGTTCTTGATAGAATATTTCCGCTACCGCCTAATGATTTTTCTAATACCTCAAAGCCGTCACTCATTCTTGCATTGCCTTGAGTAAGCATACCAGCTGACCCTATAAGTGCCGAACCAATTGAAGATGCAGCGCCGCCGAGTAGTCCAGCAGCTTTGTTTAGTACAGTAGTTAGACCTGAACCGAGATCTTTTATAGCACTTTGATCAGATTTACGATTGCCATCTGCAACTGCTTTTCCGACTGCGCCAGGTAATGCATCGCCAAATGAAGCTAAAGTTGTTTCTCTTGCTACTTTGTCAAGTGCTCTTACAATTTTTTCTACTTGTTCTTCTTCCACGTGCCAGACCTTTTATATACTACTATTTCTTATCATAAATATGTTATATGTATTTACCAAGGATAAAAATATGAGTAGTTTTCTTAATGAGTTCAAAAGACAGCCAAAAATATTTCTCGACTTACCATGTCAGGGAAATTTCTGGCAAGAAGGGACATTAGAATCTTTTTCTAATATTCCTATATACGGCATGACTGCTATGGACGAAATACTAATTAAAACTCCTGATGCGTTGTTTAGTGGAGAATCAACTGCAAAAGTTATAGAAAGTTGCGTTCCTTCAATCAAAGACGCTTGGGCCATGCCTTCGTATGATCTCGACTTTTTGTTAATTGCAATTAGAGTTGCTACTTACGGTGAAGGCATGGATATAGAAACAACGTGTCCGTATTGTAACCAATCTACCGAATCAACAATAAATTTGAATATGTTATTAGAACAATTTGTTTCTAAAGATCCAATACAGTCATTTTCAATTAAAGGCCTAACAATTAATATTAGACCGTTAACTTATCGACAATGGTCAAAATTTAACATTGACGAATATACTATTCGTAGACAGATATTAAATTATCAAAAGCAAGAACTCGATGACATTGAAAAAGAAAAAGTCATTAGAGAGCTATTAGACAACTTGTCAGCTCTAAGTTTAAATACTGCGGTAGCACAAATTGATAGTATACAAGGTGCAGACGGTCAGAAAGAAAAATCTCCAAATGAAATTTTAGATTTTATTACCAATACAGACCAATTATTTTACAAACAATTACAAAGCAATATTGAGCGCATCAAAGAAGAGTGGAGTCTTCCTCAAGTTGAAATTAAATGTAACAACACTGAGTGCGAAAAGACATACAGTACAAATCTAACGATGGATTATTCAAATTTTTTCGTAAACAGATCTTAGTACTTCCGGAATCTAAGATCTTAGAGCTTGCAAACCGGTATGAAGGCGAAGCTAAACAAATTAAAAATGACATGTATCGCATTGCTTGGTATATGCGTGGAAGTTTAACTTATGACGATATATTCTACAAGATAAGTGCTGAAGACAAAGAAATACTAAACGGAATTATCAAAGAAAACATAGATTTAACAACTAAAACTAAGATGCCTTTGATTTAATTGCTTTCTTAACTTTTATTAATTCTTGCTTACCTCTTGGATCTTTTACAATATCAGCAAACGATTTTTTTATCTCAGCAGCGGCATCTGATTTCATACTTTCAAATACTGTATTAGCATCTTCTTCAATTGATTCTTCAACACCACAGCTTCTATCTATAAATGAACATATAAGATTACCTGCATAATATCCAATAAAATTTTGTACTTTAGGTTTTGTTAGTACTCTTTCAATTGCATAGCCTATTACCCAACTGGAACCCATAGCAATAGCTGCCGCGAGCCAACCTGCACCTGGTACAAGAGTAAAAACAGTTGCTATATATTTTAAAAGTTTAACAGCAGCTAAGCCGCCTGCTAATCCAGCAATAGTAGTTGCAAGTGCACCTGTTATCCTTATTCCTACAGTATCCCTTGCTAACCCTACCCCTTCCCCGTATCTGTCACAGCCGGCTTTCGTAAGTAATGTTTTATAGTCATCAATTGATTGATAAGTAGCATGGCCAAGGCTGACGACATTTATAAAACCAAACAACCAATTTGATCTGCCACCATATTTTCGGATTAGTTCCTTTACTTCATCCTTTGACATCTTTGACGTAACTCCTCGACGTTGATTACGTCCAGTGGTATTGTCTTTGTTATTACTATCGTCAGGACTTTGTGCAGGAGTGCGTCTTGTTCGTTCTTGATCTCTAAATTCTTCTGCCGAACCTTCATCTGGAAAAGTTTTTAATGTTCTGTTGTTGTCAGTGTCAATTACATTAAACCCAGCAGGCTTACCATCAGCACCCAATGTAGCAGACGGTGTTATCTCTATAGCTTCAAATATTTCATAGACCTTCATGATTTATCCTTAATAGTATGTTATGTATATTTATGTATTAACTTCGTTAATACAAGTTTTCGCTATCGCTCAAACTATACACTTC